AGTTGACACTAAACTTAACTGCAAGGTGGATAAGACAGTTTTCGATACTCATATAGAAACACTTAAAACTGCCGACAAAGAGATAAAAGATAATCAAGTGAAGGTGATGGACCATCTTGCAATCATTCACGATAACCAAATTAGAGTGATGGAAAAATTAAACATTCCTCCAATAAGGAGAAGTCGGGATATGGAGAAATCGAACAAGTGACGAAGCTCCAACACCTCATTGACGACGTCAGAGAACAGGCTATGGCTGGTCATGCTGCCTTGACTTGTAAAACTTATTCTTTGGTGAGTGCAAATCTTTATGGACTGCAATGCCTTTACAAGATTATGAAGATTCTGGAGGAGACGGAGAAGAGTGAACGAACTAAAATTTAGATTTAACGTGATTAAATTTCTTGGAAAGATCCAACTATCCATTCCATTCAAAGCAAGAATGCGAATGAGTCGTTGGATAACTAAGTTTATAGGAATATTTATTAAGTTTGAACCTATCAGAAAGATGGAAATCCCTAAACTAATTATACAGGACAACCCCGGACACTATGACGGGGAAGAATGGATAGAAGAATGAGACTAACCGAAAACTTTGAAGATTCTGAGTTCGAGTGTCGCTGTGGTTGCGGTCTAAACAACATCTCTATGGGCATTGTTAATCGTTTACAGGTCGTCAGGGATCTTGTTCAGATGCCAATCATTGTAGACTGCGGCTCTAGATGAGTCACCCACAACGCTGCCGTAGGTGGCGAGCCAAATAGTTTACACATAACCGGATGGGCAGTTGATTGGACACTTGCAGATAAAGACAAACTTGAATGGTTCGGCAAGTTGATGGATGACAAGTGGAGTGGAGGATTCCATTACTACAAAGATAAGGTTTTTATTCACTGCGATATTGGGAGAAAAAGAAGGTGGTAAGATGAAAGAACTTCGTGCTATTCAAATAAGCAAACTCAAGGATTTTCTCAAACAGGATTGGATAAAAGACGATTGGTTTATTGCCGTCTATGCTCCAGAATGTACGTTAAAGCTACTTGATGAGAACAAGAAAATCCATGAAGGTTCTTTGTACTTACGAGAGGAGGTGAATATATGAATCTACCAAGTTACATTGACCCGGCTATGATTGCTACCATTGGGATGCTGGTTCTGGCGGTAATCCAATACGTCAAGAGCATGATTCCAGATAAGTTAGTGCCTGTAGCCTCAATCCTTGCGGGTATTGGAGTGGCTTTCTTGCTATTCTATGATCCAAAGGTGGGTTATGTCGATCCAGTTGTAGTCATAGCAAATGGTGTTCTAGGTGCGGTAGGAGCCGATTCAGGGTATCAATTTCTAAGTTCAAAGACCTCTCCACCGCTGAGTTTGCCGAGTAAGAATGGAAAACCTAATACTATTACGATTACGGAGGTAAAGAAATGAACAGAAAAGTTGCTTGTTATTTAATGGCAGTAGTTCTTTTGGCAACATTGTTTTCATGTGCCACATTCGATAAGAATGCGTACAGTACCCTCTCAACGGCCAAGATTACCTACGATACGACCTTATCTGCTTTAGGTGATCTACAACGTCAGGGAAAGATTTCAGATGCAGACGTGCAGAAGATTATTAAGATAGCCAATATCTATCGAACGGCTTATCTTGCTGCTGTCTCTGCCTATGAGGTCTATCACAATAATCCAAGTGTGACTAATCAAGATCAACTATTACAATTACTCTCAGATGTTTCGGCAGCATTGGGGCAGTTAATTCCGTTGTTAGCACCATACAATATTACGGTTCAACCAATCGTTGTACCAACAAAATGAGGAGGTAAATCATGGGAGCAATAGGACCATTGGCAGTTGTTATTCTTCAACTAATCATTCAGTATGGAATCCCAGGAGCAATTCAAATTGTCCAAGCACTATCAAAGGACAGTATTACTTTGGCTGACATTCAGGCTCTAAAGGACATCAAGCCAGCGGAAAGTTACTTCACAATTAAGACAACGTGAGGTGAGTAGGTAGTTCACATTAACGGGAAGCAAGTCGGGTTTGCCAGTTTGCCCTAAAACTGGCTTTTACTGAGGATATTTAAAAATGTTCTACAGGAAAAAGTTAGAACGAATCATTGACAAATTAGAGGATCTGGAAATATTACTTCACCTGATTCTCGGAAAGGAGATGAAAGAGATGGCAGCTATTGACGATCTGAAGGCAATCGACGCAGCATTGGCAGCGGATGTGCAGACACTATCTGCGGCTGTAACCAGTGAGATAGCAAGAGTGGAAGCGATTATTGCATCACTCTCTGGAGACAGCCCTGATGTGGTTCAGGCAGTGGCCGACCTCCAGGCAGTGAAGACGAGTCTGGACAGCGCAGTGACTCAGCTTAATGCTGAGAGGCCGTAAGACAAACAGGCAGGGCTAACCCCTGCCTTTTTTTCAAGAGGAGGCGATGACTTATCCTAGTCCGAACGGTAAGGATACCGTATAGAAGTTTTGCCGATGAATTTACGTTATTACCTATCGGCGACATTCATCTAGGAAAACATACCTGTGATATTAGAAAACTCAAACAAACCCTATCTACCGTTACCTCTAAGACCCTAATTATTGGTCTTGGGGATTGGCACGATTCAATCGTTATCCACGACCCCAGATACCGTAAGGCCCAAGACTCCACAGAAGGTTCAGCTATTCTTGATGAGCAGGTGAATAAACTTTATGAGATTTTTCACCCCTTTGCTTCAAATATTATTGGTCTAGGAGATGGCAACCATGAAGCTGAGATTATAAGAAGGGCTGGCACTAACCTCATAAAGCGACTTACGGAGAAACTTAGTACGGATAAACATAAAGTTCTCTACCTCGGATATTCTTGGCTCATCAGAGTAATCTTTTCTAAGCCTCCCGATTGGAACAAAGGCCGAACAGTCATCATCCGTGGTCATCATGGGTGGGGTGGCAATACAAGGACCGAAGGTGCAGCAGTAACAAAGTACAGCCATGATGTAAAATTCTGGAGGGCTGACATTTTCCTTTATGGACATGACCACAAAATAAAGACCGATGATGTAGAGGAAGGCAGGATAATAGGAGAGACGAGGTGGAAGACCTTCACGAAAAGAATGCTGGTCTGTGGTACTTATGATCGAACATACTCAAACACGCCGGAAGCTACTTGGGCAGAGGAAAGAGGATTTCCACCGACTGATTTAAGGAGTCCTAGAGTTTACATCAAACCCGATATGGACTGGGTGAAGCTCAGGGTCGAACATTAACGTATGAACAATGATTTATGCGATTTTGTTTGCAGTAGAACTCCTTTGGAGCTATTTCTCGAACTCACTAAACGTGAATGTATTGACCAGGAGAAAGAGATATGTTCTCCTCTGTGGGACAATATCATCCGCAATAGGCTGGATTCTTCCGTACATTGTTTACGTCGAGATGAAGGATTGGCATCTGATGATTCCCGCTATTGCCGGAAGCGTAATGGGGGATCTGCTTGTAGCATCAAGAAAACTAAAACCAAAAAGCCAAAAAGAGAAAAAGGTAGATGAGTGGCTATTCCGATATGACCGATATATCAAAAAAGGTTTTAATCGCAAATGAACTGTGAAAATTGCCCTCTAGTTGATCCGATCTGTGATTTGAGTCAGGCGGTTCATCGTTTATGTGAATTGATGGAATTGTTCATTCAGATTTGTCAGGTTGGAGTATCTGAAGATAGCGAAGCATAAAAGGGCAGGGGAAACTCTGCCCTTCTATTCCTCCTTTTTAAAATCTTGAAATGTGTGGCAGTTCATTCTACCTTCACAGCAAATAGCTATATCAAAACTACCGTCTTCGTGATCTTCTCGGTACATCTGCTTATTAGGACAAATCGGCCATATCCACATATCCTTACCTGAATAGTTTATGCTCGGATTTTGTTCTTTCTCCTTGCATTTTTCCTCTATAGCTCGCTCAAAAAATGGTTTCAATCCATTCCAAAGGGCTTTAGTAGCTTCGTCAGGATCACAGTCTATAAATTCAGCAATTCCAGTTTTCAAAGAAATTCTCACTGCACCTTTGCCGCATTCCACAATTAGAGAATGTGGTCCTTCAATAAAGGAAAGACCATGATCCTTGCTATCCATCCATTCTAATTTTTTCTCTGGCACGGCCTCACCCCCTTTCACTTCAAAACTACCAATAAGGATTAGTAAGCATAAAGCAATCAGGTGGATCACACCTAAACTCAACCAACGGCTTACTTTCACAAGGCATCCCTCCTTTCGGACTCTATCAACTTTTTTAGAGTTGTTTCAATCAGATTTCTGTTGATTATAAGGTTTCCTTTCTTAATAGCTAATAGATTTATTGCTTTCCTAATCCCCTCCTTCAACTCCTTCACTCTTGCTTCTAAAAATTCATTATCTTTGGTCAGCCTATTTCTTTTCTCATCATCGTAGGTTTTCTCAAGTGCAATTTTAAGGATTTCCACATCACATATTAATACATCCTTTTCAGCCTTCAGCCTCTCAATCTCCGTCTCCTTCTCCGAGAGGAGGGTGAGGAGATAGCTGATCCACTTCCACTTGGCAGAATAGGGGAATGTTGGGTCATGGTTCTCAAATGCTTCCTTAATCTCCTTCACGTTCTCATCCATCTCTCCCTCCATCGGGTCGGGGGTTTACTTCCACAAAACATACTGGTTTTTGCCACCACCATCTTCTCCATATGCTGACCTTGGATGCAGAAAAAACTCTACCAGGGGTATTTTCACAATAAGTCACTATCTCAAAAGTAAATTTCCACCCGAATAGAACTTTCAATCTATCAGTTAAAGATAAGTGGATGTCCGAGTCCGTATAGATGGCATCGTTATAACCCATTGGTAATTCTTTCATCTCTCCCTCCGTTAGGTCGGGGGCAGGAGCCGATCCCTTCTCTTTAACCGCTGGCAATCTGGCGGCTAACTCCCAGCGCAACAGAGGCTTTCGCCACCCCGACACCGATTAATGTATGTGAAACCAACTGTGATGCTTATTACATAACCACTCAACATCCAATGGCTTGCTATAATCGTGATGATGACCCGCTACCCTGATTTCGCTACCGCATACTTTGCATGATTCTTTTCTAATCGTTCCCTTTTGGACGGCTTTTTTCAATTCTCTACGAGCGTATTTGGCAAACTCAGGATTTAATCCTTTATGTGTTACTCTTTCCCAAATCTTACTTGCCATCGCTCCCTTTCTTCCTCTTTCGGGAGTGTTTATCTTATAAAGATCCTGCATTGAACCATGCCTTAGATATGATGTAGTTCCTGCTATGGATGAATAGTAGCGTGACCAACAGCCACGATCACAGAATTTACGTTCTTTCTTGTCCTCAATCTCTGACTTACATTGCAAACAGATACTTTTTATCATGGTATACCCCGACCCTCTATGGTGCTATCCTCTTCAGCAGATTAATTATCCTACCAAACTTAATCCCATTGTTCAAGTCCTCGGCATTACCCCAAAACTCAATGGTCACTGATATTACTCCGGTGTCGAACCTTTCAAAGTTGACTTGGGCCTCAATGTCTTGGCCGTCATCCCCCCTGCATAAATAAGAATAGGAATACTCAAACCCGTCAACCGTATCTACCTCAAAACCTGCCTCTTTCATCTGTCGTTGCAAGGTACGGGTAAGTTCATCAATCCCCTGGTGAGTGTATATAAATCCGTCAAATGAAAAGTAGGAGTTAAATGCCTCTGTACTGGCCTCTGCCCTACTCTCCCGAATGCTAATCACCAGGATAATAATTCCAATCAAAAAACAAATCAAGGAAATTATTCCGTAGATTTTTCGTCGTTTCATTTAGGTCTCCTTTAAGAGTTCAGGATTCTGAAATACATTTCCGATGATTTCAGCATGTTCAATCCATAGACCGCCAAGTTCCTTATAGATTACATCATTGTCCAAAGAGTATTTCGTTCGCTTTAACTGTTTAATTAATACTAATTTTATTTCGTATCTATCCCACGTAACTTGATATATTCCCTCACTCACCCACTCATCTCCAAGAATATGAATGAGATCATCAAAATAACTTTCCTTCCCCTTCTTGTCGTGTAGGCCAGTGAATTGCATTAACTCAATGTTTTCGTATTTCCACGGCCCATCATGCAGTTCTCCGAGTGTTCCCACAAGTTTTCCATTGGGATAAATGGCATCAAGATTGTTCACTAATCGTTTTTCACTTTTAATCCACGCCCTAAACTTTATCGGTCTCACATCATCCTCCCATGCCCCACATCAGGCAGGCAATCAAAATCGTTGCGATAGTGAATAGGTAGGTCATTGTTGATTCATCCTCTTGTACTGAAAGCAGAAATTTTTAGCGTCACAGAATCTTTCACATCTGACATTCTCGCCGGGACGGAACTCAAGCACAAGATTATCTGAACCTGCTATCATATTCTCTGCTTCCTTTTGGGTGTCAAATACCTTCGTTGCCCTCTTATTCCCCTTCTTCTTCACAGCATAGGTTGTGGGCCTCATCCATCTTTCTTGGTCGGTACATTCAGGAAGATGGTCGTCGGGAAGTCTTGCGGATGATTGATGAATCATAACTCTGCCTTCCAAATACATTAGCACTACTTCAGGTTTTTCCAGAGGAATCTCTACACTAATAAATGGGCATTGAGGATAATCTTCATCAACAGTCTTGCTTTGCATCCAATCCCTAAGAATGGCATGAATGAAAAGTTTGTTGACTTTAAAACCATATTCTCGGTAAAGAAGGGCATATAAATTGAGTTGCGCTTCCCATTCTGGCTTATTGCCAAGAAGGAAGGCATAGACTGACGTTACCTTATAGTCTTCAACATTCCCTTCTGCTGTATAGAGGTCAGGTCTTCCAGATATAGTGATTCTGCCATTGCTGATCTTTAGAGATTCTTCTTTCAGAGCATTATCAGGTTTAGCCCTCTCCAACACATGATGGATAGCACTACCCAACAGCATCCAGAGATTGTCCGATACATCCCTCTCAATCTCTGAATCATGCCTACGAAGAAGCTGAAGGATCTGAGGAGGGCTGATTAGTTGGGTGACTGAGTATTCCCCTTCTCGGACGTAAGGATCGTGAATAACAGCATTGTAGATGGTTTCTGGCAAAGAAAACTTGTTCGTCCACTTCATTTATTCCTCCTCAGATGGAAATCCTTCTTCATCAAGTTCGATCTTGCCATTTGATAAGGCAATCATGGCTGTGTTGACGAGGGCTGCCCTGGCTTCAGGTGAATCAGGTTCTAACTCGACTGCTAATGAAAACATATCCCTTAGCCAATTCTTGTAATCTGCTTTCGTCAACTTCCCTGACGATGACGGAGGTTGTTCAAGTTGTGGAGGAGGTTCTGGTTTGGTTTTGTCCTCCTTGGCCCAGAATGTGTTACCCTTGAACTTTGTTGGTTCGGTGATGTTGATGGTTTGACCCTTCTTCCCGCTGTGCTCACCCCAAACATTGACCCATGAACCGCCGCCATACTTGATAGCCGTGTAGGTTGACCCATTATTACTTTTCTTGACTTCGCTCGTCGCCTCGATTTGAATCTGCATAACCTTCCTCCTTTTCTTTGTAGTTGTCGTACCCAATGCGCCATTGCTCATCATGCACTGGCAGTATCATGTGCTTTTTTAGTATCCACGTGGGAATCATGCTTTACCCTTTAAAGCCTTTTTTATCTGTCCTCTAGGCACACCCGATGTTAGGAGCTGTAGCACAAGAAGTTTTTTTATCGCTCGGATCTCTTTTAGATATTTCATTAGGTCTTCTCCCCAATAATTTCTGGCATATCTGACACTTTTTTACTCCTACACCTCCAGCATAATCTAGTCTTGTCATTTGAATCTCTCCACAGAGAGATTGAGCAAATCCCCAAAAGTGTCGTTTCTTACGATTCCCGTTTAAGGCCCACATGAAACCTCCTTTCTGGTCGGAGTAACAGGATTCCAACCCTGTCATCCCCACATCCCTCTGCTTATCCCTACTACCTCCGACCTGTTAAAGATTGAAAACTCGGAGTGTCGATTCGAGTTTTCCAAGCAGTTCCCCCTGCACCGTCCGTTTCCGGATCCCACAGGTTGAGTTCCCGTATGTCACGCACCAGCATGGTCAATCCCCGTGGGGCATCTTTCGATGGACTTTAGCGTCGGGCAACTGGGGAACATGGTCATTGTTTCCTATATAGTTTAATGATTTTGATTATCCTTGTGATTTCCCTCTTCATAAATAATTTAGAACCTGATATTTCAACCCAAACGCCTCCACTGCTAATCTTTATAGAACACATTTTCATTTCTTCCTCTTCTCCATCAACTTCTGAGATCGAGATTTAAATCCACAGCAAGGAATTAGCTCATTTATCCAGTAAAGATGTCTGCATTTTGACTCGCAAACCTTGATGCTTAAGCGAGGATTATTCTTGAGTTTGAGACAGGTTAGGTAGGTGGTCATATATCCCTCTGTACGTTGTCAGGTTGCGTTGAGACGAGACTTTTAGTGCGATTCCTATACATCCTAGGCCATATCTTCTCTCAATCTTATGCCATTTATGGTGACATGAGGTACATAACCAAAATACTTTTTCTATGTTGGAGTAATCTTCGTGGTGTGCTTCAATTCTACCCTCTTTTTGGCAAATAGAACATTTTGAAGGTCTTTTAATTTTATTACTTTGAACTCTATAATTAAATCTTCCCCTAGAACGCTGTGGAGTGATAGGCTTCATTTGTCCCTCATCTTTAATACCCAGTATCTCACAAGCTGTCTGGATATTCCTAACTGTTTTGCTGTCTGATTTTGGTTCAAACCCTTGTCAATCCAGTATTTGATAGCCTCCTTTTTTTCTTTTGATGTCTTTTTGAATGGGTTCATGGATACATGATAGACGATGACAAACCTTTTGTCAAGAAAATAATGCATTTTAGCCAAAAATAAATATCTAAAAGATGGCACAGTATTTGCTTGTTAAGTTTTTTGTCTGAAGGGGCAGAATTAGCTTGACAGGGGAATAAAAAAGTGCTTTAATCATTTCCAGCAAGGGGTCGATCATGGCAGACAACGAAATCATAGAATCCAACAAGGACCGGAAGATGTTCTCAGGATCGACCCAATTCGATCTGCCAACTGAGACTCTTCCGGTTTTTTGTTGGTTAGGAGGCTCCCATGAACGAAAAATTAGGACCATTCGTAGCAATTTTTAGGTATGTAATTCCGTTTTATCTGTTGTTGGGGATCATCTATGTCGCTCTAAGGGTGTGGGGATGACCCTAATCGAATCTTACGAACTCCCTGACAGGGCTGTTGCGCTGATCGAATTGAACGGTTTCCCGGTGGTAGTCACCCAGACAGGCCAGGAGGTCAAGTGGCTTAGTTTTCTGAATTTGGAGCACGCGCTTCACATTTACAATCATTGCATTGAGTTGATGAGAGAGATAAAAAATTAAAGGAGGAAATAACACATGATATGCAATAGATGTGGAAAGATAGTTCATGGTAGGGGAAGACACCATAAGGCCAAATTTCATACTTTTAAGTTCAAATCTCCACGTAAAAAGTTTCGTGCTGATGGAAATTTAGTATTTTCCGATTCCACTTTTTCCCGTCTATGCTCTGCATTTCGTGGATTTTGGAGAACAAAACCAGCGGCACAAAATTAAAGGAGGCAATATGACCAAGAAACTTAAACCACCGAAAGAGATCCACATTGAGGATGTTGAACCGTCAAAGGGATTTGTCGAGGCCAAGGTTGATGAGTATTGGCTAAAAAAGGGTAGGGCTGAGATGATTAAGAAGGCCAAGGAAAGCCTCGTCAAGTTGGTGATGGAGGGATGAAGGCTCCGGCGTTTCAACTGTATGCCCAAGACTTCGACATGGATACCGCTACTTGGGAAAATGATGAGGTAGGCGCATATCTTAGGCTCCTTTTATACGAGTGGGTTAATGGCGGATTGCCTAGTGATACCTACAAACTTTCAAAGATTGTGAGAGAAAGTGAGAAAAAATTCGTAGGAAAATGGAAAAACCTCTCAACAAAATTCATCCAGAACGGAAATGGATTATTGATAAATAAAAGAATGGAAGAAGTTAGACAAAAGCAATCTCAATATCTTGAATCTCAAAGAGAAAAGGGCATTAAGAGTGCTAAAAAAAGGTGGGAAGGACACATAACCCCGGTTACAACCACGGTTAAAGAACGGTTACAACCGAACGATAACTCTTCTTCTTCTACTTCTTCTTCATCTTCAAATAATAAAAAGAAAAATATATTAACAGATGAAGCATTTCTTCTTTCTCTTAAAGAGAAATTCACTTGGATAGACTTTGATTCTGCGATGGTAAGAATGGACGCTTGGCTCCTGGCCCACCCAGGAAGGAAGAAAACCCGTAAGTTCATCGTTAATTGGCTCAACAGGATAGATAAACCAATGGAGGTACAGGATGGAAAAGAGGCTAACGAGTTACTTGAACGCATACGTAATGCCAAAAAACAGCAATCTCCTACTTGGTGAGTTATGGAATTTACCAGAAAAACCAGAAAGTGTAATTGAATTTGAGGCATTAAAGAAAGAGGGTAAAGCTAAAATAAGGGAAGTTCCCGAATGGTCTGAAATTGCAAAATACTATGATCGGGTTAATGAAGTTATTCAACATAACGTGGGTGAACACGCCTGGAGGCAGCAGATAGGCTATGAACCAAGAGGCAGCGTAGAATATGTCAAAGGAACGTTTGTTCAACCATTACGAGAGTCTGTTCCCAAAGATGAGCAATGGGAATTGGGACCGGATGACTTCTGGCATGGTCCGCAGTGCCCCTATCGGGTTTCAAACTACAAGAAACTGACTTGTGATTGCCATAGAGGAAGAAGGCCAATAAGGGTAAGAAAGAAATAACTGCCGAAATTTACTCTTCAATCCACTAATGCCGAGCGGTCCCTGTATCGGCAGGGTGGCCGCCAAATAAGGAGGGAATATGAGTTTTCCAGGTTTAACTCAATTACATGACAAGGTTCACAACGAGATTAATGGGTTAGATATGTTAATTCCAGAGAATAAGTGGATATTGAAGGAACTAAGTAAATTACATGAGGCTATTCATGCTAAGGAAAAGAAGATCAAAAAGCTGATGAAGGAGGGAATATGAGCGAAAAAGATTTGTGCCGGAAATGTTTAAAGTACCATAAGAACAAATTTGGAGATGAGGAGGTTTGGCCGGATCAGCATTGTCACCATGAACCCAAGGAAAAAGAGAAGTGTTGGTGTGCCGAACCTCTTAATTTTGGAATAACTTATCATCGTATTGACGATAAAGGCATAAATATCAACTTTTGTCCTCAATGCGGTAAACCATTGAAATAAGGAGGGATTATGTTATGCCAAACAGATCCAAAGACAAAGGAAGTAGGTACGAAAGGTTTATTGTCAATTTTGCTAAGTCTCTTGGCCTCGGTGCTTATCGTGTGCCTCTTTCTGGCTCATGTGCTGGCTTTAAGGGTGACGTTTTTATTGCTGGTCGCAAGCTGGAATGTAAGAAAAGGGCTTCGGGCTTTAAACAGATACAAAAATGGATTGAGGGCTTCGACGGCGTTGTCATTGGATCGGATCGAGGACAGGATTTGGTCGTGGTTCGGCTTAACGATTGGCTGAAGCTCTTATAAGCGAACATCGATGCTACGATACAAAGACCTAGAATTCATAGAGTGGTATAAAGCTACGTTTAAAAATGAGAAGTTGCCCTGTCTAAAATGCTCTGACAAGCGCATCATTGCTTGCTCCAAGGATATAGAAATAAAGTGCAGAAAATTCAATAATTATGTTAATGAGTTAGATCATCAAGGTAGAAATAGTGGCTTGACAAAACGAAAAGTTGTGGTATGAGATTAAACAATGGCTATATCTTGTGGTTATGAACGCATAACGATAAGCAATAGATCTATCCAACCCTACCCATCATGCCAGAGATGCTACCCTTGGGAATCAATTAAATTAAATAATAAATTCAATGACATAGGGGAGGGGGGAGGGGTTCCGACCGCCGGCGCCCATAATACTCCGCGCGAGTCCCCGAATCCGCAAATTTTGAATCTATCCAAGGGGGTAGGAAATGAATCTTAAAAAAGCATCGAGGACTGTTAAATCAAGGGGTGGCGCGATTAGGTACAGAACTATAGTTCCAGAACCCGGAAAGTATATACATATTGCAATTACGAGGAAGGTCGGTCCTCAAGGAGGAAGAACGGTTGCTGGTCCTGTAAGGACGGTTAAACGAATGCACCCGAAAGTAAGAAAGGCTTTAGGAAGGAGGAGGTGATCTTATGGCTTGTGGTGGTATGGGTGGAAAGAAGAAAGGAAAGAAAGGGAAGAAATAGATGCAGTGCTCAAGTAGGAACTTCTTGGCATCTCAGGCTCTTTACGGGATTATGATTGCCTATCCAGAGATGGATGAAGACTCCATGATCAAGAAGGCTTACCGGATGTCTGAGAAAATGATGGAGATTACTAGGAGAAAAAATGCCATCAGGCGGAGCAAGAAAAGGAACAGGTCCCAAGAAACAGATTAAGGTGTTCTCCGATGCCATTCGGAAGAACTACCTTCAGGCGGACAAGTATTTTGCCAGTTATCTTGCCGGGAAAGATATCATCCCAAAAAGGATAACTTCTGAGTTGATTACCGTTGGCTTCATCCACGGTTTGGTTTGGATGAGAGGGTCAAAGACATGGGTTCCCGCCAAGATACAGGATTCTGTCAGGGTAGCTGCCCAGAAGGTGAGACAGGAAGCTCTATGCGTTAAGGAGACTAAATCAACGATTGAGCACCGTGAATATGGACCTTCGATTGGTTTGCCTCCGATGAAGGAGAAGCCCAAGGAACCCGATCACTTTATTCCTGTGGAGAGACCGAATTGACAGATATTTTTATACTATGGTGTATAGTTATCGTATGTACTGTAATTTACTCATTCTTTGAACGCAAGAGTTGGTGAATTGACTGTTATAGATCAGAGAATAGAAAAGTTGAAAGTTGAGAATGATAAACTTCGAAGACTTCTTGGAGATCCACACCCCGGATTATCAACTTGGATGTTAATGGTTCCTAAATTAGTTCAAGAATTACAAGATATTCTGGATGGGAAAAGAGATGACTAATTATACTTGGTATCCACATCCTGGTCCCCAGATTGAATTTTGCGAGAGTTGGCAGGATGAGGTTCTGTATGGGGGAGCTGCCGGTGGTGGCAAGACAGACTGCTTAATTGCAGAGGCGGCTAGGTATGTAAATTTTGCAGGGTATCATGGACTCCTTGCCCGAAGAACTTTCCCCATGCTCCAAGAGGTAATTGACAGGACCCGAATCATCTATCCTTCACTAGGAGGAGATTATAAGGCTGGGGAACACAGATGGTATTTTCCTTCTGGAGCTCGGATTTCTCTTGGCCATTGCCAAAATGACGGGGATGAATACAACTTTCAGGGAAAAGAATATCAGTTTATTGGTCTCGATGAGGCTGGTCAATTCCTGCCAAAACAGATACTTTATCTGTTTTCTCGTTGCCGTTCAACAAACCCCCTTATCCCAAAACGGATGCGATATGCCTCTAACCCAGGAGGGCCAGCCCATCAATTTTTGAAAGATCGATTCAGGATTGAACAATACCCAGTGGGAAATGTCACCTTCGGGGAACTTGTAGAGTTCGATTTGGGACCGGTTAAGATAAAAGAGCATATATTTCGGGTATTTATCCCTGGTAGATTGGTAGACAATCCATCTCTTCTCCTGAATGACCCCGCCTATGTCGCCCGGCTCATGCAATTACCTGAAATTGAAAGAATGAGGCTATTAGAGGGAAGGTGGGACTCTTTTGAGGGTCAGGTTTTTACGGAACTCAACCGCGAACTTCATGGATATGAAGCCAAACAGATGGGACCTGACTTCCCGCCTCCAGAATGGGAGAGGTTCAGGAGTTTCGATTGGGGTTATTCTAAACCGGGAAGTGTCGGTTGGTGGGCCGTGGATTACGATGGGCGACTCTGGAGGTATCGGGAACTCTATCTTGGCAAGAGAGACGATCAGAAAGGAGCCTGGGTGGGCCTAAAAATGAGTGATTCTGAGATAGCGAGGGCCATTAAAGAGAAGGAGAAAGGTGAAAAAATCCATCCCGGCCCCGCCGATCCTGCCATTTTCCATCCTAAAAGGCATACAAAGGATCAGGTTATCGGTCCCCCCATCTCCGAGACCATGGCGCAGGAAGGAGTTTTTTTCCTTCAGGGAGATAATGATCGAATTCTTGGTAAGCAACAGTTCCATTCGCGCCTTCGTGTAGGAGAAGACGGGGAACCGATGATCAAGATTTCCTTCGATTGCGAACATTGGTGGAGAACAATCCCTGAATTGAGGGAAAACCCTAACAGACCTGAAGATGTGGATTCGGATTCTGAGGATCACATTTACGATGAGACTCGTTACGCCTGCATGAGTAGGCCCATGAGACCGTCGATTAAATCTCAACAGGCTCCGGTGGGTTCTTTTGCCTACGAAAGAAGAAAATATATTCAAGCCACTAAATATGCGAACCAACATGGAACGAGTTTGGTTACAGCTTACGGGAGAGTGAGATAGTGCCGAAGAAAAAACTACCAGCAAAAGTTACTAAAGCATTAGAAAAAGTTCCAGAGGGCAATCCGAAGGCGAAGGAATGGCTTGAGAAGATCCGTAAGGCCCAGAAGGTCCGTGAGGAATGGAGAAAAACCTTTCGTGTGTCCGTAGCTTATGATTATTGGGAAGGAAGGCAGAGACCCCAGAATGTTCCGGATAGTCAGTGGATCACGATCAATCTGTTTTATTCGACTCTAATTACTATGCTTCCGTCCCTTTACAATACTGACCCATATTTCTATATCAAATTGAAACGGAGTTTCATTCCAGACCCCATGATGATTGCCCTTTATGAGCAACGGGGTAGGATTCGCCAGTCCATGATCAACTACCTAAAGGAAGAGCTTGAACTTAAAGAGAAAATGAGGATGTCGATATTTGATGCTATTTTCCAGTTTGGCATCGTCAAGATCCACTACGAAGCGGAAATGGTCGAGAACCCGGACAAGGGGAAGATGGTTACGGATGAATACGGGATGCTTTCGCTTAACGAGAAAGGGGAACCCATCAAGGAACCCAACGAGATCCCCGCGAGCGAAGCCTATAAAATCACCCGAATCCATCCAGATGACTTTCTGGTTGACGAAGATGCTGGTCCCCTCAATGAGGATGTGAAATGGAAGGCTCAGAGGATAAAAGAGAACATCAAGGACGTTAGAGAGAATAAAAAATACAAGAAGAATTCCAGGGATTCTGTTCAACCCACTGAGATTTCTGATCAAATTCAGAAGGAAAGGGAACAACGGAAAAAGGGTTCAGTCTATGCCTCCGCAGATAAGGAACAGGATAACGATGTGGTGGTTTTGTGGGAGGTCTGGGACCTGAAAAATAACGAATGGTTTACCCTCGCCGAAGGTTGCAACGATTTTATGATCGAACCCGATAAAGTCCCCATGGGGACCGAGGATGACCCATTTATTGACCTCCGGTTTACAATGAGAGACGATTCCTGGTATCCTCTCCCGGCGGCAAGCCAATGGATCGATCCGCAGAGAGAATATTGTGATCTACGAAGCAAATTGATGGTTCACAGGAAGAGATTTAACAGGAAATACACGATTTACATGGCTGGATTGGCAGACGAAAATGAGGCAACCAAACTTGAAATCGGAGACGATGGAACTCTTGTCAAGACTAATACACCAGGGAATACTATCGTTTCTCCGATTCAAGACGCGCCACTTGACCAGAATCACATTCAGGAATTGGCCTTACTACGAAACGATATGGCATTATTGGCAGTTGGACCTAACCAGGCAAGGTCAGGGCAGGGTGTGGATTCGGCTACTGAGGCATCGATCATCGAAAAAAGGTTACAGGTCCAGGAGGGGGATTGGATAGGGTCAGTCATTGACATGGCCACGAAGATTGCAAGAAAGATCGATCAACTCGTGAAGGCAAATATCACGAGAGACCAGGCTATCCGTGTTGCGGGTCCCCAAGGGGAATATTGGGAACTTGTAAAAAGTACGGATTATGAAGATATTGAGGGTGAGTACGAATATTCTGTCAATGTTGGCGCGACAACCCCGAAACTTCCTGAAATCGAAAGGGCTCAATGGATTGCATTTCTCCAACTTCTTGCCTCTGCTCCACAGTTGGCATTGAGTAAAAGATTGCTGAAACAGATGAGCGAACTTTTCCATATTGATGATGAGGCAATGCTGAATGAGATTTATAGTATTGCTTCACAGATGATGTCAGGTCAATTACCGATGCCCGGGCGACAAGGTTCATCTCCGGGAAGCCCCGGACTTCCAGGAACGGCGTCAGCGGGAATGGCAATGGGACCGGCTAATATGCGCGGTGGAATGGGGCCGATGGGATGAAAAGGACTTACATCTGGGACACCGAACAGCATAAATTAGTTGAATATGAGAAGAGAATTCCAGACCCAAGGGTATGGATTATTCCCGACATAGAACCCCATTGGGATGACAATATGGGGCATGAACCTGTTTATGTTAAGTCGAGACGGCATAAGATGTCACTTTTGAAGGAACGAGGTTTAGCGATAAAGTGAAAATCTGTGATCGTTGCAAAAGTGAAAATATTGTTAAGATTTTAGTCGATGCCATGACCGATGAGAGTGTGGATTTATGTAAACTCTGCGCTGATGAGTTCGAATATTGGAAAAAACCAAAATTAAAAATAAATTGTTATGATTGTAAAAAAGCTATCTTAGAAACAGATAGTGTTGATTTTCCAATAGATAATGAAATCAATATGATACTCTGTAAGGAATGTTTTCTTAATCGTATAAAGAATATTCGGAAACCAGGAAGACCGAGAAAAGATGGCCCTGACTGATTTTGAGATCGCCCAGATGTTGATTAAATTGCGAGAAAAAGTGCCGGAGATTTATCGGCACATTATAGGAATGATTATAGCGGCTTCAAAGACATTTAGTTAAAAATTAAATAAGTAATCCAGGCACGTTTCCAAGGAAACCTCCCTATGAAAATCATAAGGGAGGTTTTTTTATGGAACAAACGATTCAAGGCCCCATCACTGGTAAGGGACGAATCGCTGCGGACCCTTCGCTTAAGGGGAAGACCACACAGACGGCCCCCGAACCCGAAGTGACGACCCAAGCGACCCCCGAACCCGAAAGTGGACGAGCCGAACCTGAGAAAGGGACGAGCAAAGAGAAACAAGCCCCCAAAGTATCAGCGGCAGAAGAGAGTTTTTTAGGAGACCAAATTGATTATGAAAGCCTATCGGATGAGGGAAAGAAAGTCTATGAATCCCTTAACAAACAGTTTAAATCCGCGTATACGAAGAAACTTGAACCTGTTAAAAAAGAACGTCAAAAAGCGGAAGCCTACGATGCGTTTATGGCGAATCCTGAACAGAGTCTTAAAACAGCTGCGCAACAGTATGGTTACAAAATGGTTCCTATGAATCAGACTGCCCAACAGACCGTACAGACTCAGCAAGATGGTGATGCTCTGAACAACTGGCAACCGCAGACCTGGGGCGAGGTGGACAACACACTTTACTCAAGATTCAAGGAGAAGTTGATGCCAGAACTGATTAATATGTTTCGACCGATCCTTGATAACGTCCAGAATCTTACTTCATCCAATATCGAAAGCAAATTAAACGAAATTGATCCAGATTGGAAGTTGTACGAGGATGAGATGACGGCAAACTTGAAACTCCATCCAACTCTTGCGCGTGATGTTTCCAAACTTTACAAACTTTCCGTTCCTGAAGAGGTTCTCAAGAACAAATATACGCAGGCAGCTCTCAAGAAATACGATGAAAAGGCTAAAAGTGCAAAGGTCTCCTCAAAAAGCTCCGTGAGTGCATCATCCGCCCCGACGAATAAGAAATTAAGTTTCCAAGAGGCGGTGGACGAGGCTAAGCGAAAACTTGGTTCGGTATAATGAGGAGGTAGTAAACAATGGCTACAATAGGCGGAACAGCACCATCACAAAATACTATAAATTATGATTCGTTGCTGTCTACGACCTTGATGGCATATCGAAATACGTTAGTTGATAACATTTTTAAGGACAGTGCGTTTCTTGCTGCCCTTCGGAAGTATGATGGGATCGATTACCAGGATGGCGGAGAAAGAATTCAGATTCCTTTGATGTACGAAACAAATTCAACTGTCAAGTCCTATTCTGGTTATGAGACCTTGAATACGCAACCGCAGGATGGCATCACCTCTGCCTTCTATCCCTGGTGTGAAATTGCTGGCACGATCAGTATTTCCCGGAAGGAAGAGAGACAGAATTCAGGTGAAGCGGCACTGATGAAACTCCTTGAGAAGAAGATCATGCAGGCTGAGATGTCAATCAAGGAAGCAGTGAACTCACAGCTCGTTACGGGAACGGTTTCAAGTTCTTCAACTTTTGTTCCCGGCAACAGTTCTAAAGACCTTTTTCCATTGGGATATTTTCTGCGGAGACTTTGTGCCACCGATCCAGTATCGGGTGGCAACGTGGGGAATATCGCTGCTGCCACTTATTCGTGGTGGAGAGCAAGGGCAGCAATTATGAGTACAACGGCTGAGACAGGGAATGCTTTTGGTCTCACGGTGACGACTTATGCTGGCCTTAAAGTGGGTCTCAAGAGAATGTATAACTATTGTTCCAAGGGAGCCGATGGGTCTGGACCTAATCTGATTGTCGCTGATCAGACAACGTATGAGACATACGAAAATGCGATGGATACTCAGGTGAGGTATTTGGATACCGAACTTGCTGACCTTGGTTTTGATAATATCCGGTTAAAGGGAGCAACCATGATCTGGGATGAAGCGGTTCCAGATATTTATACAGGTACGGCTGCTCTTACGGTAGGGAGTTGTTTCTTTTTGAACACAAAATTCTACAAATTGGTTATCGACAGTTCAACGGATTTTGTAACAACTCCATTTATTGAACCGGAGAACCAGACGGCTAAAACCGCCAAGATTCTCTTCATGGGGAATGCCACGATTTCCAATCCGAGAAAGTGTGGTGTAACCTATGGACACGCCTTGACGATTGTGGCTTAAACCTTAACCCTTGACAAAACGGCCTCCTCATTTGATGCGGCGACAGTCACAAAAAAAGGAGGAACGAAAAATGTTATTTCAGAGAATTAACAGAAGCGACCCTGAAAAAGTTTTTATTGTCGCTAAAAATAGTTATGCGACTGCATCTTTGACCAACGGGCAGGCAGTTATGTGGGACTATATAACTGACTATGACGGTGTTGGAGTTACTCTTGCCGTAGCTGGTCGTGCAAAACACGCTGGTTTTCCTGCAGCTGGTATCGCAGCTGAGACGATTGCTGCTGGTGCCTATGGCCTCATTCAGGTCTGGGGATATCATTCAGCAGTAAGAGTCAGATCGATTACGGCTGGATCACCTGCGATTGCCACAGGGGTTAGCCTATCACTCTTGAATGCTGTTTTCTGTCTTGAAGGTTCTCCTTCAAGTTGGGCTTCAACGGTGAAAGTCTATATCGATCAACCTTGTGCTTTTGCTTTGGCAGCCAATTCAACATTCACTACATCAGCCATTGCAGCCTTCATAAAGGCTCTATAAAAAAGGGAAGGAGGAAAAAAGATGTTATTTCAACGCATCAACAGAAGCGACCCTGAAAAAATTTTCCTCGTCGCGAAGAATAGTTATAACACTGCTTCCCTAACCAATGGCCAGGCGGTGGAGTGGGATTACGTTCACGATATTGATGGTGTGGGCGTTACACTCTCTATAGGTGCTTCAGCAGCAAAGACGGCAGGTCTTGTTGCGGCAGGGATTGCGGCTGAAACGATTGCTGCTGGTGCTTATGGTCTTATCCAAGTTTACGGATACCATTCAGCAGTCCGTGTCAGAAGTCTTACTGCTGGAAGTCCGGCTGTTGCAACGGGTACGCAACTAGCACTCATTAATGCCGTCTTTTGCCTTGAAGGAGTACCATCGTCAGTGGCAAGCAACGCGATTGTGCATACTTATAAGCCATGTGCTTTCGCTTTAGCTGCTAATGCGTTGTATACGACTTCAGCGATTGCGGCATTTATTAAGGCTCTTTAGGGAAGCATTGGGAGGGGATTCGTCCCCTCCCACTTTTAAAAATGTATTTCGATTATTTTCAACAGAGGGGTTTGGAGAAACCATCTGACGAAGTTATTTCAAGAGTGATTACATTATTTCCTGAAATAGCGGATCAGACCTTAACTGTTTGTCAAAGAATGAGATGGGTGATTCTTAAGAATTTTGATCTCTACAAGAAGACAAATGAGGATATTTATCTCGCTATGATGATTTGTTGTGAAGAGGCACAAATTTCCGCCAAGAAAATGAGTAACAAGTTAATAGAGTATAAAGCAAATGTGCAACCCAGCGTGCATTGAATTTGGGATGAAATATCTCCTTGGAAAACATATAAGAGGAAAAAATATTCTTGAGGTTGGCGCGAGGAATGTTAATGGTAGTTTAAGAGAATATTGTGAATATTATGAACCTCATTACTATGTGGGCGTTGATTTGGTTTCTGGAAAAGGTGTTGATCATTTGTGTTCCGTAGAAAATATTGTTGATGTTTTTGGTGAGAAATCTTTTGATCTTGTTCTTTGTACGGAAGTTCTTGAACATATCAAAGATTGGAAACTGGCAATAAAGAATATAAAAAAGATTTGTTCAGTTGGTGGAAATATTTTGCTAACAACGAAATCCATCGGATTTGCTCGACATGATTATCCATCTGATTATTGGCGATTTGAGATCGAAGATATGAAACACATTTTTTCAGATTGTAGAGATGTTGTTATTGAACCAGATCCTATAGCCTATGGAGTGTTTGTTAAAGCTACCAGGAACAAAAAGATTATTGATTTACAAAATTATGAAGTTTATTCAATGGCAGAGTCATAATGGATTATTGGGACAATAATGATCTGATTCACAGTTTCGGCAATATAAAATCATTGCAGATCCAGACGATTGATTATTGCAATCGTAAGTGTTCATGGTGTCCGAACAGTCATATGGAGAAAAGTCGCGACTCCTTGATGACATGGGAAACCTTAAACCGGGTTTTGGATGAGTTGGAATCTGTGAAATACGATGGAAGGATTCATCTTTATCTCTTGGAGGAACCTCTTTGCGATGATCGTATTGTTGACATTACGGCATTGGTCAGAAAGCGATTCCCAAGTAATATAATTTATATGTCTACTAATGGAGACTACCTAGACACAAAGATTTTTGTAAGAGATTTGTTTAAGGCAGGATTAAGCGAACTTTCTGTAATGATGTATGATAATAAGAACGCAGAAAGATTGAAGAAATATTCTGGATTTCCCCACCTTGCTCTGATTAATAAAGATGAAATGGGAGAGTGCTGGTATAACCGGGGTGGAAACATTGATGTAAAATGCGATTCACCTGTGGAGTTTTGTGAGTGGGTTCTCCAAAAACTTTATATCACCCGGAAAGGAGAGATTATTCTTTGCTGTTCTGACTACAATTATGAAGTGATTTATGGAAATCTTATGGAGCAAAGTCTTATGGATATTTGGCTTTCTCCGAAATATAAACTTTATCGAATTGCCCATTTTTTCAAGCATGGTCAGACTTTGCCTTTATGTGACCGATGCAACAGACTCAAACCAAAGGAGGTTAGTAATGGAAAAGTACGGAAAAGATGGTCCATTTTTGGATCCAGTTCTCAGGTGTGATAAGTGCAACAGAATATTGCTGAAAGTTCAGTTGGAAAAAGATGGAGGTTGTCCCCACTGTGCTAACAGGAGAATCAGGAATTTATGTGGTTTTAATCTTTTGGAATATCTGAAGATGCGTTTTATCTGGAAAATTGATCCCGAATTTCTGAAAATTTTCACTACCAAAAAGGATAAGGGTAAATTATGCGAAAAAGTGTGATGATTGGCATTCTTGCCTATTCCGGATGTAGCGCAGAAACGCTTGAAGACTATTCACGATTAGCCTTTTATCTTGGAAGGCGTTGTCAGGAATATGATTTCTTTCTTTCTGTTATCTCTAAGTCGGAACAGTTTAGGGGAAGAAATAACATTGTTGAAGCTGCCCTTGGTGTGAATTGCCAATATCTTCTTATGCTCGACGATGATCATGTCATCGATATTGAGGGAAGGGCGGCTCCGAGCGAAAGATATGATTTCGTTAGAAAATTCATGAAGGCTATGGAGAATGACCGTAAGATTGGTATCATTGGTGCGCTTTATTTCCAAAGAGCCGGGTTTCACCATCCAGTAATGATGAAAAAAGGCGTTGATGGTAAATATTACTGGATGAAAAAAGAAGAAATTGAACACAAGATGCAGGAGGTTGATGTAACTGGAGGAGGTTGTATTCTCATCAATATGAAGATTTTTGATAGGGTTATTTCTCCCTGGTTTGAACCTGAATTCAGTATGGGAACGGATGTGCAAATATGTTCTAAAACAAAAGATCAAGGTTTTACCGTTTGGTGTGATACATCCGTTGAAATCGGTCATGTGAAACAAGTTCGGGAAGTTATCACAAGCCAAAATATTGCTGAAGGGGAACAAGGAACCCAAAGAATGGTTGATCGGATGAACGATGATTGGGCTATTGTTTCCATGAAAAATCTTTACAATATGGATGTAGAGGAATATTTGGGGATGACTCCGGCAGAAATAAATGAATTGGCTGGAAAGTATCACGATTTCAGGACAAAGCATATTAAAGATTTCGAAGTAAAGGAGGATTATTATAAAACTATCGGAAAGGAACAGGTTGCGCGACAATACTGGTTTCATAATTTACCTAATTCCTCCGATCCTGTTATTTTTCGCTCTCTTTTGAATATGCTTAATGGCAATAAAATGAAAGGTCTCGATTTTGGTTGCGGTACATCTCCGATTGGTTTTGAGATGCTTAAATATGGCCATGATATGGATTTTGTGGATGTTGATGGAGCTGGTGGATACGAGTTCACGAAATGGAGAGTCAAAAAGAGAAACATCCAAAATGCTGGATGGAAAATTAAAGGTCCCTATGATTTTGTTCTGATGTTTGATGTTATTGAACACTTGCAATATTGGGATAAAAAATTAGAGGAAATCATTTCCAATATAAAGAATGAGGGATACATTATCACCAATTATTTTTTGAACAATGATACTACATCTGCGGAACATATAAGTATGGATTTTAATGCAGTCAGAGAGTTTCTTGTTTCAAAAAAGGTTTATCCGATCAATATTATGGTCTGGAGAAAGCATGATAAAATTGAACCTGGGGTGTGGAAACCATTACAACCAGGAAAGAATTAATTGCGATCTTTACGCAGAGAAGGTGGACGTGAGACTTGACGCAACAGAATTGCCATTTAAGACTGAAAGTGTTGATGAGATTCTTGCATCACAGTTATTAGAACATTTTCCCCACTCCAAGATAGATCATACGATTCAGGAGTGGAACAGGGTTCTGAAAATCGACGGCATTCTCTATGTTGGCGTCCCGGATATGGAGAGAACGCTTCAACTGGCAAAAGCATTGGAATGGATTGGACCATCCAGGTGGAAAAGAATTTCGATGTATCTTTATGGTTCGCAGACAGATGAGGGTCAATACCATAAATGCGGTTTTGTGCCAGAATACCTTGTTTGGCTTCTTGAAAACAATGGATTCATAGTTGAGGTGGTCAGTTATGACACGCCTCCAAGACCGACCCCTTGGTTCGGAGTGAAGGCGAAAAAAGTATGCTCAGTATCGTGATGCCAGTTTGGATTCTTCATCCTGTGATTGAACGAATGACTATTGAAACGATTCAATCTATCTATAAGACTACACTTGGAGAATGGGAATTGATCGTCGTGGTTCATGGTGGGAAATATTTGCATTGTGAATTGCTATTTCCAAGATTCAAAGTCCTAAATGTTGAAAAAAGAATGGGCATTGCTGAAGCCTACAACTATGGATTCAAGGAAAGCAAGGGAGATATTCTCTGCTGTATGCACAATGATGTAATGCTTCCGTTTGGATGGAATTATCTCATGGATAAAGTAGCAAAGGAGGGAAATGTTGGTTTCCCGATGGTTAAAGAAGAAGAGGAATTCTGTAAGTTGAGAGGGATTGCACCAACAGAACCATGGCAGACTCCAGCCTGTTGTTTTGTCTTTAGCCGTGAGATGTGGGAAAAATTAGATGGATATGATGAGAAATTTGTTGAGATGCATGGAGAGGATGTGGATCTATTTAAGAGGGCAGAGGACATCGGAAGAAAAATGGTTCGATGTAATGTTGAGATTCATCATCGCAGAGGAGCAACAAGGTCCTTGACTAAAGATGGAGGAGCAAGGGCATTTATGGAGAATTGGCAGAGGTTCTATTTCAAACATAGAAAATATGAAGGAGAAACGATCGAAACACCAAGACTCAGTGAGAAACCAGAAGTTTTTCACAATTACAGACCAAAGGAGGGTTTGCAATGAGTGACATTAAGGTAAGAACAGTCTTTGTTGATGATTCAGATGGCATTGTGAGGTTCCATGATTGGGCATTAGTCGTTACTGACTTGGGAGAGATGTTGGAACCTTTCAGCCCCCTTGCGAGATTTGAACGAAACACATTGGCAGGACTTTCCGATTGGGATTGGACCGAACCAATGTGTAGGATAGACCGAATCCAGAGATTTTCATTAGACAGAGGTCTTCAGATTTTGGGAGATACGATGACTGGTGGGACTTTAATGCCAAGGGCAGGACGTTAAAATTATAGGAGTCGAAAATGCTTGTTTATTGTACGGAATGTCGATTCTGGGCTCCAAACGAGTTTACTCCTGAGTTTGGTCAATGCCGAAGGTACGCGCCTAGCCCTCTGAGAAGTGTTGGAGATACATTTATCGGAGCCTATAACAATAGGGCAATCTGGATGTATACCCGAATAAATGATTGGTGCGGAGACGGAGAAAATGGAAAGAGACAATTAGTTCCTGAGACTTCAAGAGACCAGACACAGAGATTTGAGACCAAAGGTGAGATCAGTGCGTTTGAGGCAGCCGTTGAGAAGGCACGGAAAAAAATAGGATAAGTGATTATCGGAGAAAATAAATGCCATATAAATTTAATCCGATGACTGGAAATTTAGATTATTACGAATCAACTGATCTGTCTGCCTATGCCCCCCTTGCTTCGCCTACGTTTACGGGACAAGTATTATTTCCTGTGGGTAGTGCTGCCGCACCAGGTTTAGCGTTAGGTGATAATACGATTACCGGTATTTATAGTTATGTTGCAAATCTCGCGTTTAGTATTTACGGAGCCACAAGGTTCTTGTTCGGTGATGGACGTCTTTATTTGATAGCTGCTAATGGTGGATTGGCAGTGGGAGCATCCCTTGGAGCTTATGATGCCTTTTTTCAAAGAGATGCTGCGAATTGTTTTGCATTGATAAACTCAACCGCTGCCCAGACTCTTCGTGTTTATACCACCTACACCGACACCTCCAACTATGAGAGATTCGCCATCAACACGGCAGCGGGAACCATCACTTTAGCGGCTGAGACATTGGGGAGTGGATCGGACAATATTGATATAGCGGTACTCCCTGCTGGAACTGGTCTTCTTAAAATCGGTACTGTTGCTGGTGCTGCTGTTGGTGTTGTGAGTACCCACAAGATAAAGGTCAAGGATGGCAATAACGATGTTTATTACCTTCTCGCTACAAATGTGGCTTAAAGATGGGAAGAGACTACCGAACAAGAGTTTATGACAGGGAAACGGGTCAACCTAAGAAATTAGATGCCGATGGTTTGACTTGGATAGATGATCTCTCTGGAGATGTAGGAACTCAAGGACCTCCTGGAGAACAGGGACCCCCTGGGCCTCAAGGTCCACCTGGACCTGATGGGAACAAAGGACCAGATGGCAGTAAGGGTCCGACTGGAGATCCTGGACCAACTGGAACAGTTCCTTGGGGGGGAATTACTGGAACTCTATCTGGACAGACCGATCTTAATACTGCCCTGACAACCAAACAACCGAGAGGTTATCTTGCTCTTCCAAATGATACTCTGGCTTTAGCCTTGGCTACAAACTTTGTGGTTAAGTTGACGGTGACTGCCAGTAGGACTTTGACAACGACAGTACCACCCGCGGGTACGAGATGTACGGTTCTTATTCTTACAAGTGGCACTTCTTCTTTCACGATCACCTTTGGAACTGGATTTAAACCGACCGGAACTTTGGCAACGGGAACGATATCGGCAAGAGTGTTTGTTATCAATTTCATAAGTGATGGAACTAACCTTTACGAGGCTGGTCGAACCGCGGCAATGGTAGCATAGGAGAAATTATGGCAGCTTATAACTTTAATACGAATGCGAATCAGGAAACTATTATTACCTACCATCGCAACAAGGTAAACACTGAGAGGGCGGCCCAGATTCCCCCATTATCTCCCCTTGCTGACAATCAAGCATTTATTCTTTACGTCCTAACCAATGCTTTCCTGAGTTGGAAGAAAGCCATGAATGCGGATGACATTGGTTCTATCAATACGGTCTGGGATGCACTTCCGCAGGCAACGAAAGACCAGATCAAGACGTTGGCAGGGGTATGATGGAGGAAACCATAAAGAAGGTGACGGAGATTTTAGATCAATATTTTAAAGAGGAATTTGGAAATAGGTTAAGCCAGTTCTCTTTTGTAACTCTTAGAAGTATGATCATCGATGAACTCAAAAAAGTAGAGGTTAAAAAAGATGTCTGAATATTATAGCGTCCCTGAACTTTTGGCAAATACATATTGGAAGGACAAAAGGTTCGATTATGCTGGGGGGTCAAATATAATTTATATGGGAGTTAACAGTGTCTCCAATGCGGATGCAGGAGCTTCCACTTGGTTTATTTATAAACTCACTTATTCAGGTTCAGACGTGACAAGAGTTCAGGGACCATTGGAAGGGTCATGGTCCAACCGGGCCTCATTGAGTTGGTGATTGAATGAACGACCTTGAAAAAGAAGTCCTGAAATTAATAGCCGAGGATGTCACGACTCCAGATGTGTTTACTGACACCGCTGCGGGAATGGTGCAGATACGGGATTCCATCAATTTCAGTATCCAACAGCTCTGCATGGCAACCGGAAGCAACACCAAGAAATATTACCTTCCATTGAGAGAGAGTTGCCAGTTTTACCGCATGAGTTGGGAAAGTGATTATTTCGGATATGTCGTCAACGCCTGGGATCGTTCAAGGCATTACAGATTGGAGCAGACCGACGTTTTGAGGTTGAATAGTCAGTATCCGAACTGGATGAAGGATACCGGATATCCCGAGAAGTATTTTCACATTGGTTATCAGTATATCGGGATTCACATGAAACCATCGGCAAGCAACGGTGTGTTGGAACTGGATTGTGTGATCATCCCGAAACCCTATGTTGAAGATACTGATCCTGTAAAAGTAAGGGAGGCATTTCAGAGGGCTACCGTACAGTATGCAGTCTCCGAATACTATGCTTCCCGTGGAGATGCGGCCAAGGCTACGGATTGGATCAATCGAAGCCTTGAGACCGCAGGATTAAAGAAACTAAACCCCTTACAGAGTGAAAGAGTCTGGCAGTTTGGAGGGAACAAACAATCGGCACCTTCAATGAATCGCTGACCCGCCTGCGTCGATACCTACGCGACCCCGAAGCATTAATTTGGGATGATGAACAGATTCGACTCTATTTCAACGATGCCCAGTTGGAAATAGGCACAAAAATAGGCTTCATCGAGAGAGTATCGGCCTATGCCTATCCTCCACTCTGGACATGGAGTTATCAATGGGACTGGGAAAACCAGTACCTTGACGGCGACAAGTACCAATGCCTGAATAACTGGTCAACAAGGAATATAATTATTTGCTACCCATGGGAAGCTGCCTATTATCTTGATTCTATCTCCATTCCTGATGACGGAACAAGATTTATTCACCCATGGGAATCCGTTTATTGTTCTCCTGCCGATGTCGTGATGATTCCCCTTCATCAGAAATTCCATAAAGGCAAATTTGCTGCTTTTGACGAATGGGAGATCAAACCGACCTCAGAGAAGGAACTTGCCTCCAGTGATGCCTATTATAAGACGAAAGTCGGTTCTCCTGAATCCTATTATCGACCCAATGAGTTTGACAATACGATGGTTCTCTATCCCAGACCTACAGGGATTGTCTGGGATGATGCAAGTTTGCTCTTAGATGATGCCACAGACAGTTTTGATGACGTTTTAACGACTCCGAATCTAGTATCTAATGGTTCATTTGAAACTGATAATTTTGCATTGACCTGGCACGCTTGGCAAACGCCAGAAACATTTGAACGGACTTCTGCCAAGTCATACTCAGGAGGTTATTCTGCTCATGTTGTGGATTCTACACCAAGTCAGGGGGGATTTGAGAACTGGATTGGAATACCTACTGTTGCGGGAAGACGATACCGGATTTCCTTCTATTATTACATTGTAACTGGAATTCTGGATTTCGTATTCAATGACGGTGGATATGCTTCATTAATAGACACGGCTAATGATTTAACAACTACTGGTAAATGGATACATTATACCAAAGTCATTACGGCATCTTTAACTGGAGTTGGAGGAGTAGGACAACTCATTTTTACGAATCGTTCTCCAGCAGTGTTTCCAGCAGAATTTTATATTGATGATGTTTCAGTGCAAGACGCTACGGAAGGCATGATGATCACTTATTGGGACGATGCCTTTGATGATTCTGACACTGGCATCATTTTTGACACGATAGATGCCGATGATCACCTTTTTATGATCTTTGAGGCCATGCCAGAGGCCATAGAAGAGGAAAGCGATACCTGGGATGACGAGATTAGTTGGTGGCCGCCCTATATGATACCCATGATCGAATATGCCACCTTAGAGCGCTGTTTTGGGGCAGATACGGATGGTTTCATACCGTCTCTGAGGGATTATTGGGAGAATCGGAAAAAGATAGGTCTGGAGACCATAAAACTCTTCAAAATGAATAGATCGACTGATAGAGACTACCGATTGGGAGGATTTCAGAAGGTTGACAGATCGGGCCACCCGAGACTTCCATCGGCATATCCAACGACATGGCCATAGGAGGCATTTATGAAGCCAAAAGGAGCAAGGGGAAGGGCAGCAGTCAAAAGGTTAGGTAGAACCACTAAAACAGGTGGTTTTGCCAAGATTGCAAGTAAGGCTGCGAGGAAGTATGGTTCAAAGGCTGCCGGGAAAAGGGTTGCAGCATCAATTTACTGGAAAATGGCGCATAAACGGGGAAAATAATGCCAGTTAAATTCTCACCGGACGGTTTTCTTGACATAGCGACAGATCCATCTGATCTTCCTTCTCAGATTTCGGGGAACAATGAAATCTCAGGGGCTATGAAGAGATGTACAAATCTCCAACTTGACAGGATGGGTATAGCCGCGACCAGGAAAGGGTCTTCCAGGGTCAATTCTGCCTCTATGGGGGCATCTATGGCCCCTTCCCTTATCATGGAGCAGACCGGGAAGCGATATCTCTTCTCTGAGGACCAGATTTATGAGAATGAAATTTCAATTAAGGACGGTCTGGCAGTACAGCCATGGTCTGCGATCAAGTACAATCCATTTAACTCAATAAATCAGGATATTTACGCCACTAATGGTTCTGACAGGATAAGGATAGAGAATGGTGAGGTTCAAAGTTGGGGATTGGAAGCTCCCCTAGAAGTTCCTGCTATAGCGCAAGGGCATAAAACCGGATTGACGGGGACTTATAACGTCAAATATACCTACGCGAGAAAAGAAGGAAGTGCCATTGTTTATGAATCCAATCCCTCTGATGAAGCGGATTCGGCAATGGTTCTGAGTAACGAATCGCTTTGGGCTATGTTCCCCATGACCACCGATCCTCAGATTTCGGCAATCCGAGTTTACAGGACTGAGAATTCAGGCACAGATTATCTCCATTTAAAGGACATTGAGAAACCACCCTACAATGATTATTCCTATTGTTACGATTGGGAAGCAACGGATGGATACATAAGTGGAACGGGATATCAGATTACCGAGGCAGTCCCATACACTTCTGAGTTGCAATTATCAAACTGTGATTCAATGAGTGATTCTGACGGAACTTGGAGTAAAGCTGTTGGGGTGAATGGCGTTTTAATTTATCTTCAACCCTCATGGAAGAAAGAAGGAAGTGCATCTATAGAAATGTCAGTTCCAGGACTAAAAAATGGAGTCGCAATGTTTACAAAGGGTTCTGGAGCATGGGACCTAAGTGTTTATGATAGATTGAATTTTTATTTATATGCCCCTGATACAATCTCTGATGTTTATCTCTATTTTGGACAAACTGATTATGATGAACAGGTCACAGCATCCTTTACTTTAACGGCGGGAGCTGGATCATGGACACAAAAAACGTGGGATATTTCAGGGATTAGTGAAGCAGATAGAAAAGCTGTAACTAAAATTGGAGTCAGACTCCAAAATAAGGCTTCTGGTGCAAGACAAATATATTTTGACGATATTTATGCCGACGTAACTGGTTTTAGTATGGAGGGAGTAAGAAAGATTTTTAGTTGGGAACCAACTGACACAACCGATGAGTATGGAGGTGTTTCGATTCAATATTGGGAACCAGTGACGATGGATGACAATACAGCCGATTCCTCTCTGGGAGTGCCGGTTGACGAGGATCACGATAGACCTCCTGCTGGAAATTATGTTTTCGGTCCTTCCTATACTGGAATGTGTTTTATGACGGTGGAGAATCTTCTGTACTATTGCCGCGAGAAGAGGCCGGAATATTGGCCAACGGATTATTTTCTTGAAGTCAGCAATAAAGATTTTCACTTAAAGGCAGGGACTCTCCATAATGGGCAAATCCATGTTGCTTCCACGGTAGGTATTTATATGATTCCTGGCACAAGCCATGATACTTTTGGAGCTCCCATCGATATGCAGGCGATCACTGGGACCCAATCTCGGAATTGTTTTCTATCCGTAGCAGGGAAGGGGATATTTCACCTCGGTATGGATGGTCTTTACCTCTATTCGGATAGTGGAGATCAGAATTTGACGAATGAGAAATTTAAACCAATCCATGATGGGGAAACGGTGGGAAGTATCCCTGGACTGGACAAGACTTATATCTCAAATTGTTGGTTGATTGCATGGAGAAATAAACTTTACTGTGGTTATCCTCAAATCGGATCGGTGTATCCCGATCAAATCTTAGTGACGGATTTAAGTACCGGAAGGACGGTCCACTTCACATACGGTAGGGAATTTCCCTCTGTTGGGATTGATTATGCCAACGATAGGTTATTGGCATCCGATACAGCAGGGTACGTTTGGGTGATAGAAGATCCAGACGCGACAGATGATGAGGGGACGGCAATATCTTGGCAGATTGAAACTAAGAATTATTCTGACCAACTAAGGAAGTATTTCCCTAGGTTTGCTAGGTATGACGTTCTTTTTGACAATGGCGGGACTGGAGACGGTTACATCATCTTGGATGACGACATAAAACAAACCCATGATTTGACGGTGAGAAACAAGACAAAAAGGTTGGTAACGGGATGTACTGGAAATGATATTGCAATAAGAATGGCAGGGACAGGCTTAGTGCAGATCCGAGCCGCGGAGGTCGAATGAGTCTCCAAACATGGCCTTACGTTCAATTTAAGGGAATGTGGTCAATTCCAGACAATGTAATGATAGGAGTCTGGAACAAGATTGTTGATTCTGGCCGAATGGAACAGACTTTTTATGATGGATTCATAAAGAATTCAGATGATTTCCTTGATTTTATGAAATCTTCTACCAATATTCTGGTCCTTACGGCCTATGATGATCATGTTGAAATAGTATCCATCGGTTGGATTAATGGAATCAGTAATGGTATCGCTTATGCTCATTTCTGTTATCTTGGTAAGTACATAAAGGAAGCAGCATTGATGACGATAGACTTCTGGAAGAATTTGGATTCGATAAAGGTTCTGATTGGGATAACGCCGGAGGAATACGTTGCGGTATTGAAGGTAATCGAATCGTGGGGTTTCAAATCGATTGGGATTGTCCCAAGTCTTTGCGAGATGGCTTATAAAGGAAAACGGGAAGGCGGAGTTATTTCTTATTATTTAATGGAGGATTGAAATGGGAGGAAAAGGCGGAGCGCAAGAAGCAGCAAGTAAAGCAGGAGCAGCACAAGATTTGACTTTGATGCAGTCGATGAATTTGTATAACAAAACTGCACCTTTCAGAACAGCTTATTATAATATGTTCAACGATCTCCTCTCTGGAAAAATACCACTGGAACAAGAGGCGTTCAATCCGGCCTTTTCTGCTATGTTGAGACCTGTCAACGCCCAATACGACGTAGCAAGGGAAAATGTTCTTGGGAATACTCCGGTTGGGGGTAGACTCCAAGACGAATTGACGAATGTTGAAACAGCAAGAGCTGGAAGTGTTGGCAATCTTACTTCTCAATGGATAACAGACATGATGAACAAGATGTATGGCGTAGCCTTCCAGACTCCGCAGACCTCAATGGCTGGCCTAGAAAATGTTATGAATCTTGGAAGTCAGGCAGCGCAGGGGGTGGCCCAGGGAGCAGGAAAATCAGCGGATGTTTGTTGCTTCATCTTCATTGAGGGCGATAGGTTAAGTGACAATGTGAAAACTCTTAGAGATAAAATGTTTCCCAAAGGTGGGTTAGTCGAGAATGGATACAGGAGGATGGCAGGAAAATTGGTTCCAATGATGGCAAAGAATTGGCTAGTCAAAAAAGCAGTTCAAATCCTAATGCTTAATCCTATCTGTGCTATTGCCGATAATCATTTTGGCCGTAATCACTACGGATGGATTTTCTGGCCCGTCGGTTGGTTCTGGAAATGGGTATGGGAGGAAATGGGACGTGGCAATACCAAGAGCATACTTGGACAAACAATGTAGGTGTATAAGGGTTGAGAACTTTGAGGGGAATGAAATTTCAATATCAGAGGCGCATACTTTTTTGAGAGAAGTATTTAGCGCGATCTATGATTATCACAAACTATTTCCTAAGGATGAGGTATGCAACTGTTTACGGGAGGTTTGGGCTGGTCCCGAAGTGAAAACGGATTATGTAGAAGTAACTGAATTGGGAGGGAAATAAGATGGGTTTAGCTGAAGCCATTCTGGGTTTTATTTCGCAAGCGAATCAAAGAGAATTAGCTCAAGATGAATGGAAATTGAAGAAACAACAACTACAGATGGCCATCGATGAAAGAGATAAACGCGTCCAGATGATCGAATCTCTTCCTGATAATCTGAAACAACTGGCCTATATCCATCCTGAAGGTGCTGCGAAAATTTTAGGCATGAATGCCCTTATAGATAATATTGCAGGGGTTCAACAGACGAATCTCAATCCTGCACAAGACTTTGAAACAAGAATGGCAACACAACCAACTCCTCCTCCTTCATCCGTTGAACAGACAGGCGAAATGTTTCGACCTACGAATGAAATGGTTAATACCTATCAACAATATCAGGCTCCAAAACTTCAGGGATTGCCACAACAGATTGCGGCAAGTCTTGTGCCGGGAATGACCCGTCAGGATATGGTTAGGGATTACATACAAAAGGAAACTGGAATTGGGACCTCGGTTGAACCTGTCCGTACCGAACCCCAATACAATCAGCAGACGAAACAGATGCAGATGTATCAGACTTTGAGGAATGGAACGGGAAGATGGTTGAATGATCCTTCTGGAAAGCCATTGATCGTTCCAGATGAGGTTACTTGGCAAGATCAAGTGATTGGAAATCAGGTTGTTAAGGTAGGTTACAACAAACGCGGAGAAGTGATTCAACAGAATGGAATGCCATTGATTCAGATGAATGTTCCCCAGAATCAGCAACTTATAAGGGGATTGAATATAGGTCCAACAGGGCAGGGGGCGATTACAATGCCTCCAGGTGGACTCCCTCCTGGAACAGTTTTGCCGGAAGCAGTCAAGAATGAACCTTTAACCTTGACAGGACCACAAGAAGAGACGAGTACAATTTATGTGAATCCATACAATCTTAATCCAGCAACGGCTGGTAAAGGAACTGCACCATCAACAGGTCCCATTCCAGGGTTAGGAGGGGGACCTCCAACTCTACCTGGGATTCCAACCAAACCTCCTCAACCCGCTTCCTTGGATATTGCGGGAAGAATTAGCCTGATGAAGGGCGCGATTGATGCTCTTGGTCAGTTAAGAGATACGATCTTCGACAAGAATACGGGTGAAGTCAAACATTGGAACTTGATGGCTGGGGCTCTTGGAATCCCCAAGACAGAGGGGAGAAATATCCAAGACACCATGTTTAAAGCCGTTGATCCGATTATTAGGGCTGCTTCAGCAGGACAGGTTAATCCTGCGAAGATACAGGAATACATCAACGCGTATGCTCCATCTGTGAAGGATACGGACCAAGAGATAAGGAACAAATGGCAAGCACTTGGAAGTTTTCTTCAGAGTTTTTCAGGAATGCTTGACCCAAATAAAATCTACACGAAGGATATGCAACAGAAATTCAGTGATGCGATGAATGTAAAGACGCCGGGAAAAGGCAAAACGAATAAGTATCAGAAGTTGAGTGATCAAGAATTATTGCAACAATTAGGAGGGCAATAATAATGCCACCCGATTGGGAAGCATACCAAGAGGCTTATAAAAGGGGAATTCTTCCTGATGATAAGAAGGCACTCTACGAGGAAGCATTAGGAAGAGGATTGGTTCCTGGAACACAGGTACAACCACAACAATCTCTTCTTGAATCGGTGGGACAAGGATTGAAAAGTTTTGCGAAGGGAACAGTTGAACAGTTACCGATGCTTGGAATGTTAGGTGGTGGTGCAGCCGGAACAGTTCTGGGAGCAGGACCTTGGGGAACAGTTGCAGGCGCGGCAGGTGGTGGTGGAATTGGGACTGGTCTGAAAAATATCATCCAATCGGCGGCAGGATGGGAAGAACAGAAACCTCCTATAAATCAGGTCTATGATATCGCCAAAGGAACCCTTGAAGGCGCAACGGCAGAGGCGGGAGGCGCAGTTGTCGGGAAAGGATTGGATCTTGCCTTACAAGGAGCCAAAACCGTAACACAAGGGGCGAGAGATTTACTGAAAGAAGGGTTTCCACTCACGCGAGGTACAGCAGTTGAAAATTTAGCTCAGAAGATTCCTCCTGGTTCATGGTTCTTTAAGAAATGGGGAAACCAACTAAATGAATTATCCAATAATGTTGAGAATCAGTTTTTAGAGGGATTGAATTTACCTAGACCATCCATGAAGGCATCCACTCAGGCCGAGGAACAAAAACTTTGGGATACGATGGAAACTCTTGCTGGTGGTCCCACTTCTCAACACAAGGTTCCTGAATTGTACGATTTCGCAGCAGATAATCTGAAAGTCATCACCGCGATAAACAAAAAAGAAGGAGCCCTATTCGGAAAACTTGTCGATCAAGTGGAAAAGAATGGGACAGTAAATTACGAGACCTTGCAGGATATCAATAAGAATCTAAGTAGTTTATGGAGGGATAAAAAAGTTTGGTCTCAAGCCAAGGAGGCAATTCAAAGTGATTTGACTGGAATTGGGGAAGCCACTGGAAATCCGCAGATCCCAGATATTTATGGGAACGCTATGGGTTTTGCAAAGGACATCAAGGATATGCCTAAGTTTACATTTTTGGAAAATCTTTTCAAGAGAAACAACGCAACGATAACCATCAATAACGGGCAAACCAAGGTGATGAATTGGGATCAATTCCAGAAGAACGTGAACGACAATCTGGGAACATTACAGGCCATGTTCAGTGACAAACCCGAAGTCGTGGACGCAACGAAAGCTCTCGCGGATAAAATGGTAAATGCCTCAAGTGATATAAGTCGATGGGCCAAGGGGCAAGGAAAGATAAATCCGATTGAAGCAGGGATAGGAACGATATTAGGTGGTGGACAGGTTTCAGCGGCAGCATTTGGTGTACCTACGACCAATATTGCAATGACGGTTCCTTGGGGTTTTGAAACGATGATGGCTAAATCTTTAGCCAATCCACAAGGTTGGTTAAAGAGATTTCTATTTAGAGAAGGTGGAGGGGTTATTCCGCAATTAGGGGCTCTTGGAGCGAAACAAACGATGATGAATATTCCGGTGGTTCCATCCGGAGAAGAATTAATGCCTTAGAGGATGCACCAGATCAAAAAGGTAAAGAACATTCCAAGAACAAGCCACTCTGATTTTCTGGATTTAGATGTTTCCATTATCGTGTGCATCACAAGGAACCAGATGGCCCAAAAAGCAAAAGCAATAATAAGTTTGTATAACATGGTTCAAGACTACTCTCTTTTATAGGTAAAGTCAAGGAAATAATGACACAGAAAACTGTCTTACATATCGGGTCTCTCAATTTACAACAGATTAATCTGGTACTTAGCCAGATATCAGACCGGCTAGATCAGATCGAGGGCTACAGGGGAAGTCCTAAATTCAAATCTGAGGCAACTTTTGAGGCCGAATTCAAGTATGTCGATTCATCCGGTACAGTAATTCATTCGATGGGAGGAACATAAATGTCAATCGTAACCCATAAATCACATATCGGAAAAGAGGATATGGATATCCAATATAACGTGAATACCTCGGAAACTTTTATGAGGTTCACCTCTACCGGAGGAAAGATCACCATAATTAAGATGCCAGATATCTGGGATGGTTACGGATTTATAAATACAGGCAAAGTGTTAGTAAGGGCTCTGGATGACCATGATACGATCCTTCATTCCTTTGGGGGACTCACATAATGACCAGGACATCTACTAAGACTCGGATAGGAAAAGAAGATTTCTGTATTCAATCGAATATCCTTATCGATGAAACCTTTTCAAGACAAGATTCTCTTCTTACTAAGATACCTGATATCTGGGATGGAAAAGGGAAAATCGATCTTGGAAAGTTATTTGTAAGAGCATCGGATGACAATGATACCGTTATTCACGCGTTTGGTGGGGCGGTAGAAACAGTAATAAATATAATACCCGTAGTTACCACCGGCACAGTCATAATAACGGAAGATGGGAAAATAATTATTACGGAGGATGTACAAAATGTTATCAAGAATGATTAAATCGTTATTATTTTTTCTGATTATATTTATCGCCTTCAACGCCTTTGGAGACCAAGTTAAGATTTCAGACTTACCTGAAACAACTACCACAAATGCCTCAGATGTGGTTCCGATTGTTACAAATATGGGAGCTACCCCAGAAACAGATCGGTGTCAATTACAATATCTCTGGATGGGAATTTTGCCGATTATAACTAGCAAACCACTTTATTTATTGAGAGTAAATGCAGGAACCAATGGGATTGAATGGTTAGACCCGGCCACTTTTGCAACCATTAATCAGACGATGTATATAGGGACTACTAGCACGACCATTAATCGGACTACGGCAAACGAATTACTTACAGGCATAACAAATGTCTATGCTCCTGCTGAGTATAACAATGGAACTTGCACGACAGCAAAGACGATTGATCCTGTAAATGGGAAGAACCAGAAAGTCACCTTAACGAATGCTCAAACGTGTGTTTTAACTTTTACACAACCAGCATCAGGGACGGCTGATGTCAAATTGAAGATCATTCAGAGTGCTGTAAGCAGTTACAACGGAGTAATCAGTGGATGTAAATGGCCTGGAGGGGTCGTTCCGACAATTACCGCAACGACGGGAGCCGTTGATTTTATCGCCATCTATTTTGATGGATCGACCGCGTACTGTTTCCCGGCACAGGATTTTAGATAAGAGGAACCCATGAAAAAACTTCTCATAATATTAGGGATTTTGTTGTTGGCAGGGCAGGCTCATGCTGGAACCGTGACTCTTGCCAATACGAAAATATCTCTTGTCGATGGAATAGCCTTTGTTGATCTTGGGGCTACAATCAATCTTGCCACCCATCCAGCAGGAACAGCCTTCTCTCTTTGTGCTGCTACCAATCCAACTCACTGTATTACTGGATATGTTAAAGCAGCGGGAACATCGGAGTCACTTACTGAAAAGATAGTTGGAGGAGATTGTGAAGCCTTTACAGGTTCATCTCCGGCTCAAGTAGTCACTGGATGGACTAAACATACCTCTGGAGGATATGCCGGAACGTACACTCAGGAGGATACTATCAAGCACGCTAACTCACATTCTCAAAAGATAAACTTAGCAAATGAAACGTATTACCTGTCAACAAATACCTTTGCTCTAACGGCAGGAAAATTATACAAAATATCTGTTTGGTTACAATCAGACCAATCAATCAGTGCAAGTATTGACATTAGTTCTCATATAGAAGCACTCGTTTCTCCTAATACAATTCCAGCTAATAATTGGAAAAACACAATTTTTTATTTCGTAAGTGTATCTTCAGACACAAATGGAGGCGAGATTTATTCTACACTTGCTTACACGGCTAATTTCTATATAGATGACGTAAGCATATCGAGTGTTGATGCTCCCGGTTCAACGGGTGTCACTATTACCTCAACGGCAGGGGGAACAACTTATAACTGGGCTACCAACACCCTTACGACATCAGATTATAATGATGCCGGAGGATATATTTATACAATCACCGATCAGGTGGCTACCCCTACAGCAAGTCCAGCAGCAGGAACCTATGGAGCTACCCAGAATGTGACTCTTTCAACAACCACTTCAGGGGCATCAATCTATTATACAACTGACCTCTCTGCTCCTGCCTGTCCCTCAACAGGGACGCTTTATACTGTTCCCGTTGTAGTCTCTGCGAGTGAAAGCATCAAAGCGATTGGATGTAAGGCTGGCGAGACAGATAGCGTAGTTTTGACAGCGGCCTATACCATTCGTGCTCCAATTACTTATTACATTTCTAATGCTGGAGCTGACACCAATAATGGAACAACCACTGGAACCTCTTGGGCGCATATCCCTGGAGGAACAGGGTGCGCTAACAACTGTGCAGCCGTGACCCTTGCGAGTGGAGATATTGTCTCCCTGAACAAAGGGGATACATGGGCAAATACCACAGTGACGATTCCGGCAGGCGGAACGAGCTCCGCTCCGATAACTCTCAATTCTTACGGTGCGGCAGCAGCAAAGCCAATAGTTTCCGCAGCAGCCAACAATGCTACTATTTTGATTAGTACAACTGGAAAAGACTATTGGGTAATTGACGGACTGGATTTGAGATCATCTGGGACATATGGTGTGTCTGGTACAAATTATGCCCTTCTTATGTGGCCTGGAGGGGGATCCGATCCAGATGTATGCGCTGGTTGGATTATAAAGAATTGTTCTTTTAATTCTGGTGTTCTTCTTTCTGGCCCAAATAGCATTTTCCAAGACAATATTTTTGACGCAACGGGAAACACAGACATCACGGATGGTGTTGTAGTAAGAGGATCAAATGCTAGTGGAACTATTGTAGAGAGAAATACCATCCATGACGTTCAAGCAGATGCTATCCATATTTTGAGAAACGTAAGTAATGCTGTAGTTAGGAACAATACTATTTATAATGTAACAACTGGGAACGCTGGTTTTCCTCAATCTATAGGAATCAATTCTGACGGATTCGGAAATCCTGTAGACGGAACAAAAGTGTATGGTAACACCATCTCGGCAGTAACAGGAACTAATACTATAGGAATTTGGATGGATACTGGTTACAATCTTGAATGCTATAATAATTTAATCCATGATGTTACAGATAGTGGAATTTGGGCAAGTATGTCAGGAACAAGACAAGGAGTGGCTTCCAACCTCAAAATCCATAATAATATAATCTATAATGTTACTGATGCTCTTCTTGTTTACTGGGTGTCTACAGCTACTTGGGCTAATAATACTATCTACAATGCAAGCCATTCGGGATTCTGGATTGCAGATGACGATACCAACGTCTCAGCTTTGACATTCGTGAATAACATTCTTGGGAGTGCGTCAACTGTTCCGATTCTAGTCTATTCCACCAAAGATATCTGGACTTTATTTGACTATAACGATATCGTCCCAAATGGGACTACAATATTTAACGATGGGTCAAATCGAGCCTTAGCCTATGTTCAGGGCCTGGGTTACATGACTCATGGATTTACTGGCGATCCTGTCTTTATCTCAACCACTACTCCAAACTTCAGACTCAAGAACACTTCCCCTTGTATCAATAAAGGAGTTGCGGTAACAGGAGTAACTTCTGACTACTCAGGAGTTCGCATTCCTATAGGGATTGCGCCAGATGTGGGAGCTTATGAAGACCCAACAGGTCTTTTAAACGCCATGTTTTTTGGAATGTAGGAGGGCTTATGAAAAGGATTCTTTTACTCAGTTTGTTATTCAGTCTGTTTGCAACACCACTCTGGGCTGCACCATTCCTTGTGTGCGATTACTACGCACCTGCAACGGTACAGCCGACTTACTTCACCGTTCAGTTTGACGGAGGGGCAATCATAAACTCTATCCCCCAAAGTGACGCTAACGGTGCTAGGCTACATTACGATGTGTCAGCCTTAACCAAAGCAGCCCATTCGGTGCTTGTGGCTGCCTGTAACGACGGAGGCTGCAGTGTAACTGTCCCTTTCTCCTTTACGTTAGCGGTACCGGGCGCACCCGGTGGTTTAAAGCTCAATCCTACGTAAGCGAGGATAAAATGGTAGGCGGTAGCTTCATTGTGTATTCGAGGGCAAGACTCAAGGACCCTTGGGAATTTATCTGGCAGGGGGATTTTGTAATGAGTGCAGATGAAGTTAAGAATCCAGATCCAAAGATACTCGACAAGATACTTCCGTATTACCTATCGAATGAGTGAGGAGAGACTTAGATGCCAAAAGAGAATGGTGAAGTCTACGTAACTTACAAATGGTTGATTGCTACTTTTCTGGTTGTGGTAGGAATCACAGTCACATTGGTTCTTGCTTTTTCAGGTGGAGTTGACACTAAACTTAACTGCAAGGTGGATAAGACAGTTTTCGATACTCATATAGAAACACTTAAAACTGCCGACAAAGAGATAAAAGATAATCAAGTGAAGGTGATGGACCATCTTGCAATCATTAACGATAACCAAATTAGAGTGATGGAAAAATTAAACATTCCTCCAATAAGGAGAAGTCG